ATAGGATTTAAATATGGCAATAACCCCCTGCCGTGTGTCAAGCAGGGGGACTCAAAAGAAGTTAAGAATCGTTACTGGTATAGATACTCCAGAACGACATAGCAAACAGTATACATAGTTCTATTAGATGTGGTAGTTATATTCACGTAAGTATCATCAACATTTAACTCTATAGATCCGGCAACTGCGGCATATGGCAACGGCAACCCAGTAGGCTGCCCATGAGCAGCGGTAGGATTAGTAGCAACGCCATAAATGCGAGTCCACGACATGTTCGCATTGTTCCATGGAATATGGTGTGGAAGATGAATCGTCCCGCTATTGGGCAAGCTTGGTTCCGTTGCTCTCATATTGACGACCCTTCTGAAATCCTGACGGAACTGGGGACTGGTTTGGGTAGAACTATTGTTAGCAGGATTGGGAAACCAGATCTGCCCGTTAAGAAATTCTTCTGTCTGGTAGACTCCTTTATCTGCAACCTGCAAAACAAGGTTCATTAAGTTGATATTTTGATAAAGACGAACAAGCAGTTCCTTAAACTCAGGACTCTTTACATCTACTTGTTGCAACTCAGTTACGTCCCAAACATTCGTTGTTGGCCCAAAAGCGCCAAATGATCCTGGATTAGATGGCATATTACTCCAATCTTGTCGTTGTTGGCATACAGTGTAAAACCATACCTTCCATCTCGAAATCAGAATCTACAACATCGATCTCAAGCATCTGAAGATCGCTATAATAGATATGTATCTGTATACATTCTCCTTCGTTCTGCAAATATATTGGGTGCCAGAGACGTTCGGCATTACGTTCACGGGTAACGGTAGGATATGGAGCTAACGATAGATTACCAGTGCCCAGTAATGTTCCTGTCCCAGCCGCACTTTGCAATGTTGAATCTGTTTGTGAAGATGCATAATAATCAACAGTGACTTCTCCGTGGACTGTTCTGCTTACAGCAAAATCTAACTTAGATATATAGACATCACGAGCCTGTTGAACATATGGGTTCCACTGTTTAGATTGAAAATTGACGCGTGATACCGTTCTGAAATAGGCATTACCGTTATAAACTGGGTTAGTATCAGTTGTTATCGTGAAATGGTTAACGTCAATGACATTAATAACTTCATAAACTTGATTCGTAAATCCGAACAAGAATTGGCCTGCATAATCTTCTATAACTATATATTGGGTAGGTACAAGATTATGATTTATTGCTGTAATAGTCGCAATATACTGCGCACCTGAAGCAACATAAGTCATATCAGTTATTTGTATGACGGCAGCATTTCTCGATCTATTGTCATCTATCTGGAAGACAAACCCTTCCTGGTTGCCTGCTATCACTTGACGGAACCCTGGTTGGGCAACTCCTGAGTTCCATGGTGCAGTCCATTCTTGCCACTGTATAAGATACTGGCTCCATGGAATCCCTATAGACTGTTCGAAATAGCCGAATGTAGTAATAGTATCGTCGAAGTACGCCCATGTAGCATTCTGATAGTTGTATACCAATACTTGGTTGGGATATATGACATTGGATGGAGACGTTTTATTCAGGAAGCACCAGTATACCAACTCAGTATAATAATCTCTTATACCGCATATTCTGTTGTTATCGCCCAAAGTAAGCGCGAATTCAAAGACATTATCAGGAAGTTTCTGGTCAATACGTTGTACGTTAGAACCGTTACACGAATGGATACCAGTATTACCTATAGTAAGGACGGCATTGTCGAACGGCACCGTAGAATATGTAGATTGGCTACCAAGTTCGGTATTTAGCTTCTGCCATACAAATGGCGTTATCTGGTTGCCAGTATAAGCAAGTTCATACGTTTGACGTTCAAAATAAACGATTAACCGATCTTTAATAAACTCGGCTGATACAATAGCCTGATCTGTCGTAGCATCTACTTGCCCGCCACCTTCAAATCCAACTTCGCCTTGTTCTACAAAAGCATCAACATCAAAAGCAGAGCCAAATTGAGAGTAACGGCATCTGTTAGGATATGAATAGTTAACACCAAGCGCTTGTTCAACCGTGTTAAGTAAGATAAGCCTGCCCTTAAAAAATACGATAACTAAAGCCTGTACAATCTTGGCGCCAGTAGAGGGCAATATAACAGGCTGAAATCTGTCCCATACACCATTATATAGGTACCATATAGGATCATCAGTAGGGTCAGGAGTTGGCACGGTAGCATTGAAATTTGTTGCGAATAATGCCTTGGCGCTTGTTGCCTCCTCTATATAGTTATATGTCCAGAAAAACTGTGTATCGTCGCCATGGAATTGGACATTCGGACCGGTGCGCAGCCAGCGATTGCCAAAAACATACACAAATTCAGTATCAAAAGCGTAAGCAGGATGGTTATTAATAACGCCAATATTGTATTGAGTAAGACCCATTACTGGTTGAGCTGGATAAAAATATACTTGGGTTAACGGATATGTAACATCAACGATTTGGAACTGTCCTGTAGTAAAATTAAATGTTCCGGCAGCTAAGGGATTCGTCGAAAGCATATCGGCAAAAACATTGGGCGTATCAACTACAATCGTAAATACATCATTACCGATAGAAAATGCTTGGCCAATAGCAGAAACACCAGAAATAACACCTAATCCTGTATCACCTCCTGCATCTGTAGAATATCCGGCAGCATTGGGATAGAAAAATACTTGAGAGTTGATAGCAGCGTTAGTAAAAACATAAACACCAGTTGTCGTATTGAATGTATGAATAATGGCGGGAGCGCCGGCAGAAGGAACAAGTATAGTGGGAGTTCCTAGAGCTGCTATTGTATATTTATCAGCTCCTATCATGAAATATTGCCCTATCCGATATTCACCCCATGGAACTTTCGGATCGCCTGGTAGCGGATTGGTTGCATTACCTGTTCCATCTGTTACGCCAACACCAACAACATTATTTATAGTTATCGGACCAGATAGAGCGGCAGAAAGCCTTGAATAAAGAGGAATCTGATTCGAAGATACTGGAGCATTACCGGTATATTGTGCTCCGAACCGCTTGCGAAGCCTGCCACGCCAGGCATAAACATTGTTGAGCGTAAAAAATGCATCATCCATTATGAGCCACGGAGGCAGGTTGAGCTGCAAGCCAGACTCGAATGGCGCTATTATGAACCTATCCATATTAGTAACCTATAACCGTAAAGTATACAGCAGTATGTATAGGAGCTGGCGCATTCGCAGCCCAATTAAATACGTAGAATTGTACTGCGGCATTTCCCGGAGCATTGGTGAGCGCATAATTATATGCATAATATCGCTGTCCTGTTGTAACATGGTCTCGCGCTACATTAACTATTGAGGATATAAAATCATTGGGAACATTCGCCAGAGGAACAGTAATAAGCCCTGTCGCACCTGTAGTTTGTGCCGTACCGGTACTTATTATCAATCCTGATGGAAGTATAACACGCCAAAAATCTGCTCCCGCTGGAGTAGCATGCGTCCTTAAAGTCACATCTATATCTGCACCATTCACGGTATTATGTAAGAAAATCCCTGCTGCTGTTGCATAAAATCCAAAATTAATGCCTGCTGGCCATACTGGTGCAGCACCTTGTGTAACCAACGATACTTTATTATGGGCGCCATCAGGTGCGCCAGCAAAAGTAACATGATCTACGCCAATTAGCGTATCGATAGATCCAAAATTAGTTAGCATCAACGGTTGCGATTGAGCAGGGATGTCAGTAGCTTGGGGTATATTATTATAATATGGTAAAGGCATGGTATCTCCTTAGTATTGAGTGCCAAAGAAACCCCAGCCGCCATATGGATAGTTGCCAGAGCCTTCAGTGAATATTGTCGATGTACGTTGGTTAGTGAGTTGTACGATTGTGCACCGCTGAACAAGATTCTGCTGATTCTTGAATTCCGGCATAAGCATCGCCACAGAATCCATATCCATACGATCTTGGAATACTTTTATTGCCGCACCGTAAGATATGTATTGCCACCATTGATCAAGCTCTGGATGCTGAGCAGTATTAGTAGATAGCATCTCGGTAGGGCGCACGTAGACTTCGAAGGTGACTTTATACGCCTGATCAGGAATAGGTCTAAAAAAGAACTTATCATCGTAATACATGACAGCTTGTGGAACGGCAGCAGCATAGGGAACGGTCTGGGAATTAACGGATGCACCAGGACCAGGAGCAGCAAGATTGCCATTTGGATATAGGAATGTAACGACAAACTGTCCTGTAAGGTAATTAATATAATTATTAGGATCAAGAAGTGCAGGAACTGGGTCATTGGTTGGAGGCACAAGATTGCCGAAGTTAGATGATAGTGTTGTAGCATTCGTAGTGGGGTCCTGTAAACATGGCACATCTTTCATGACTATAGTGTTATTATTAGAATCAACAGAATTGAAATAGCAGCTATATTGCTGCACCGGAAATCCTGAGACGAATCCTGTATAAACTGAATCGCCACCTGTTCCTACAGCAAATTGCTGAATAGATTCTATTTGGGGATAGATACCATAAAACTGCTCACGAGATTGGGTGAAATACCGCCTAAATCCCGCCACATACACAGGTTCATGTATGGTAATGTACTTATTCTTGAAGTCGTAAAGCGGATCAGTAATGGGCAAATTTACCGTGCTTAATACGCCAACGTTGGCCTGGGTCCAGAATTCAATAACCTTACGTATATTGAATAAACGTAGATGTTCCGGAAGATCATAAAGAACGAAGTTGTTAATATAATCGTTAAGATCATTGTCTGAAAGTTGGTCGGTTGACGGACTTCGCGTCAGACGGCGTACTTTCGTATAAATATTTTGGAGTGTACTATACGGAGCTGGCATTTTATTCCCCTCGAATCAAATTTATGATATACCTAGAGGGAACTTAGCAGGTGTTTAATATTAGATACTACTAAACCTTATCTGCTGAGTTATAGGATGGTCGGAGCAATAGTGAGAGAGCGTAATTTATATGTTTTTCTGATTAATGGTTATTTAACTTCTGTTACTTCGACTATTCCTGTTCCTGTCTCTGAAAGATCGTCGATATCAACAAATTCAAGGCTCTGGAACCCGTAACGTCTAACCTTTTTAGCTACACGCATAACATGACCTTCAGGAGAAAAGGCTCTTGCCGTAGTCTTATCAGATTGGTAATACTCATATTCTGGGTACCAGCCGCTCTTATTAAGATGCTTGGCTATTCCTAAAGGCAATGTATAAACTTGTCCATCTATAAGACTGAAAAATTCAATAGGATCTTCTTTGTAGGCACGATAATTAAACTCTAGGCATCCTCCAGGCACTTCATAGTACTTAAAGATCCCTTTAACTGGCTCGCGATCTTTATCGTGTTGGTATTTGATGTTTTGAGCTAATTTACGTTGTTTTTCATCCGTGCTATCTACTTTGGTCTTTGTTTCAGCTACCATGAGTTTCCTTTAGATAATAGGGTTTAGGGATGGGCGGCATCATGCGCCGCCCTGCATATGTGATCATTACAATGTGTACGAAGTTCCGAGTTGCCAGAAAATCAAGTTCCCTGCAATACCAGCTGGAGAACTTTGACCTGCACTGAGGGCTAACAGATTCATCGCGGTATTGCGTGTGGCGTCTGTCAGATCGTTCAATGGCGGGAATGGCGGCATTGGAGGAACGGGATGCAACGCTTCTGCCTCATTCATACCTACTGGCACAACCATTGCTGGAGTGAATGGATATGCAGTGCTCAATGGGAATACGAATGGAGTGAAGGACCCAACAGGAACGTTAATGGTAATAGTATTGGTAAAACCATTAGCATCTGCCTCGCCTATTGCAACAATTGTTGCAGCTGGCTGTATCTCGCTCAACTGTGTCATTCCATAGGCTTTTGGAATGATAAACCTTACTGTTTGACCAACTTCATACTTATGGGTTACCGTCAATGTAACGATAGTCTGTTGCGGATTGGTTGGGCTTATTTCAATCGCACTAATATATCTATGCGAAGGATAGAAATAAGGATCGTAAGGAACTTTGCGCCAGAATGCTTGAGCGCCAAGAGCAGCAGTAGCAATAATAGTTGGCATATATGCCAGATGAAATGATGTATCGGCAATTACTGTATTGACAGTAAAGTCGATAGCACCAAGTTGCAATGCACCTAGGGTATAGTACAGCCGTACAATATCGCCAGGGACATTAGCGGCTGCGCCAGTAAGTGAAGTCGGCCATACAAAAGCTGAACTTACGAGTGGAGCAGGTCCTGCGCCAATAGCAGTAATACCGGCATTAGCTGTGGCCGCAGGTAATGGACTTGAATTAAGATTGTTAATTAGAGTAATACCTGGAACTGCAAGCGCCCGCGCTGTCGAATAGGTAACCGATCCAGCACCTACAAGTAAGGAACGCATCAACACTGTACAATCATCCGGAAGCATACCTGCTTGCCAGTTGAACTCTAGGCCATCACCAATCTGCCAGATAGGCACAGTTGCCGGCGTGAGTCCTGCATTAGTATAGTTAATGACTTTGAGCCAACTAGCGCCCTGAAGTGCATTAACGTAAAGAGTAGATCCTGTGGCTACAAAGTAACCCGAATCTAATATTGATCCATAAGGCATAGTTTCTCCTTAGATTATTAAGCCAATGTGCAACGTAGATTGAACAGCCATAGGTCATTCAATAGACGTGGACAGGCACCAAATTTATAACCAACTGAAGCATTTAATGCCAACGGTCCATCATAAATTGCCGGTCTGTAAATAAATGTTGCGCTCATATGATCCTGCTCAATATAGGCATATGATTCCATACCGGTCACGAAAATGTTGTATACATCGGCATTCCGAGCAGATGCGGCTTGGGAAATGCTTCCTATCGATGAAACCCAGAATCTGAGATTTTGAACAGAGCCCCACTCCGATCTTCCGATGTTCATCTGAGCTGGATATTGGTTTTTATGAATGAATCCTTGCACATTATTCAAATTTGCAGTCAAGTTCGTGTGACAAAATGCCATAAAACTATCTCGCACCGGACTTGTTCCAAATTTGTTCTCGCCCTCAATATTGTCTAAAATCGTGAAAGCGTTATTTGTGAGCAATGTGGTGGTTACAGCTTCAATATCAGTTGCAGTAAGCTCTGATGGCAGATCGCCGTTGACACCGCCAACGCAGTTAATCATGCCAGCGGTAGCCGCCAACATATCACGAGTCAAGGTATCTTCGGTTTGCCGCAGTGAGACGCCTAATCGGCGAGCAGCTTCGTTTAAAGGTGCATCCTGAGCTTGTAAAGTTCGTGCTGTTACTTTTATGACCATTTCTGGCGGGAGGTCTTGTTAATCCCTCCTCCGTATATTTCTATACGGTCCCGACTATCGCTTCACCTATTAAGGTGTCCACTCGCCTTAGTCTGTCAGCCTGTACATTCAAGATTCTTGAACACTTGGCCCTTGTTGTCTTCGGCTTTACCCGGTAAGAGTTCCAAGTCAATCAGAGCGGATTTAAAGCAGGCAAAATTACATACCTGCTCGTTGAGTTGTATATACGTCAGTTGAACAACTCAACAACTACGGCACGTCTACCGTGGAATTGTATCTTGGCATCGATGTCTACAGCAGTTAGAACTTGCGCAGGAGGCGTTACACCGCTATTCCCAAGTGGTACTAAAGCCGGTTGCAACGGATTGTATCTCCTGTAGCGTCTTACCGTACCTCCCTGAGCAGGCATCTTAGATTTCATCGCTGCGAGATTCATGATAAAATTGGGTGTAGGAACCGATAATAATTTCGCATTGAAACTTAATTGCACTGGAGCAGGTAGTACGCTAGTAGTAGTTATAGGCATATTATTCCTATGTGAAAAGTTAGCGTTACGTGAAACTATACATTTCGAGTTGGCGGGTCTCTTACAGCCTGGATTGGCGAGATCCTGTACGCCTATGAGTTGACGAGACTCTGTACGGTCGGCAAAATCTTAGACGAAAAAACGTGGAATATAAAAGAAATTTGGTATGATAAGGTGATATTTAACTAAAAAAAGCGAGAGATCGTTTTTATGATATATAGGGGAACCCATGACTTTATTTAAAGC